AGAACCGCACTTTCCACAAAAGGAAGTAGTAAACTCCTTGTGTCTAATTATTGCATCCTTCACATTATATTCTTTACTACAATCATTACATTTGTAGATGAATCTTTCAGGTCTATATCTGCTTCTGTTTGTTATCTCATCCATTTCGATGTCTCCATTTAATACTCTATTATAGTGAGTCTTAAGATAAGAAGTAATATTCTCTTCACTATTTTCATTGACCCAACGGTTAAGCACTTCTAATTGAATAGTCTTTGCTAATGTAGTTATTGCTACTCTTTTAGCAGCGAACCCTGTCATAACAAACTCAGGTTCTTCTAATGTTTTACCATCTTTCCATGTTATTAAACCAGCATTTCTATTCTTAGTTACTCCTACACCTAAAGTTTTATAGTATTTTTCAAACTCTAAAGTTACCGGGTGTTCCTTTAGACCCAATAGGTTTGGGAACTTCTCTCTAACGTGTACGTTAAGTAATGCCAATATTTCGTCTGCTCTTTCCATAGGCATCTGAACGTATATTGAATCTGTATGGCCATAAACTACTCTCATATACAATCCTCACACTTATATCTTCTATCATACCCAAATGCGTTTATCTTACCACACCATCTACATTGTCTTCTATTCTTCATATTTCCATCACCTTAAATGCTGCACATCTAATCGCTTCTCTAGCACTAGCAGTTATTGAAGCCGCTATATCTACATCAGCCCAACCAAAGCCTTGATACGCGGTGATTCCGTAGAAACTCGCCATTAAACGCTTTACTGCTAATTGATTACTATTCCACTTAATGCGTTCTTCTTTAGTGGTTGAGTTATACATTTTTCTTTTATACTCATCCCTCAATTCTTTGAGTTCTAATACTGCTCTAGGCAATAGTCCTAGTTTATCTGTTGTGTAATATTTCATATCTTCTTTAGTTACTTCACTAAAGTCTCTAGGTGTTAAGATGTTAACAGAGAACTCCGTTGGCACATCGCTCTTAGTTTCCCAAGAAATATTTCTTGCTATCATCATAGAAGGATACAATTGTGCAAAGTCAAATGCCGCCACACCTAAGTGTAGTCCATTTGTACCTTCAGTTAATGGGTCGTAAATCATTGCTCCTTCGTAATTTACACGTTCACCTTTTTCGCCCGTAGGTGCTTTCCACCATGCATGACGCATGAAGTATATACCACCCATATTGCTTGCGTAGAAACACGCTTCAAAGGGTGCTTTAAGCAATCTCTGTAATGCGATAACAGATTCTGATGTGTTCATAGTATCATCAATCTGAACTAGAAGTTCTACATCAACCCTAGCATAATCTAAATATCTTTGGGTATCTTCAAGCCATCCTCTTTGGAAGAAATCATTCTTGTCTGGGAACTTATCACTAACTAATTTTTTAGTTCCTAACACCATTTCAGAAACATAGTCTAAAGCCAATGAAGGTAACATCCCCCTTTGTGAATCATTCCATTGACGCTCAAAGGCTAAGTCTAAATTAAGAATCAACCTTCCACGAATTGGTTGTTCAATCGGTGAGTAGTTATTCACAGCCTTTGTGAGTTTAATTCCTTTACTTGATTCAAAGAACACTCCTTTAACATCGTGATAAGGAGATAAACGTCTAGGGTCTATATCATTAGCATTCAATCTTTCAATCAACTTAGGTAAATCGAACTTAGAACCGAACCATGCAATTAACATATCTGGGTCGGAACCTTCTATAAGTTTAAGAAAACATTCTAGCATATCATGTTCACTTTCATTAGGTTTACAATGTCCTGTAATATCAGGAACCGCACCTAATGTAGTCCACCATAACACATTACATTTACCTTGATAACTATCATAGTAGGAAATACAGGTAACTGCACCATCATGTTCTCCACCCTGTTGCCATTCCATATCCCAATAGAACTTTCGTAGGTTATACTCTGGCATATCATGTATGTTATCAACAGCGTATCTGTATGAGTACGCTACATCTGCTTCATATGTTTTATTAAATTGATTCTTTAGTGTTCTACCATACCACGGTTTAGGAGGAGTCCAAGTAACTTTAGTTAGTTTCTTCTTCTCTAAAGAAACATAGTCGCCTTCTTCATAACTAACGTTGATAGTAAAACTTTGTCCGTATTCTTTAACCGACATTCTTTTAATTTTATTAGCACTCTGTTCTACAAAGAAATAGGGAGGGGCTTCCTCGTAAGAAACCTCCTCCTCTACTCTTTTATTATTCTCATCTCGCCATCTAAGGCCAATCATATTATTCTTATCTACTGTGCTTATTATCATCTCAATCACTTCTAACGTATGGTGCTACCACCATCTTTCTATTATTCCCAATTAATATAACAGGCAGATTATCACCTGTTAGTATTCTCATTTCCTCATCTATACAAAACTTATCTAATGGTGCAGAAAAAGAAACATTTGCATCTATATCATTAGATGTCAGTAGCGCAACTTCTACTTTAGAAGTATCAGTGCCTCCACTACTTGTAGACTGTATAGTAAAGGAGTTAGTTCCCCCTTCATTATCAATCGTATAGGTTGCTGTGCCTGACATAGTACAGAACTTGATTGCTTCTTTCAATTCTTTACCATCAAACGACATATGACAAGTCAATTGTGTCTTGCCGAATATAGCAGTATCGCCAACTTCATATTTAAAAGCCATAATCATAGTGATTAGATTCATATTAGTATGTTCTAATAGTCTAGGCAAAGTTACTGTTTTAACTAGGCTCTTTACTTTAATATCAGACTCTCTAAACTCTATATTAATCTCTTCACTTTTCATATGTTTTACATATTTCATTAGTCTCTCTATATCAAATATAACCATTTGGTCTCCATCAACAAAGGTTGCTGTTGTTAATGGTATAGTTACACTTAACGCAGATTTGTCATTACCATTTAATAATTCCAATGTCTCGCTTCTAACAATTGCTACACAAGTGTTGCTGATAACATCAGTCCTAGAAGTAGTAGAGGACTTATATTTACCTTTAAGCCAAATTGCCTCTACCGCTTCTACAAATGATTTTGTGTTAACCTGAATCACACTCATAGTTTTCCCTCTCGTAGTTCTTGAATACCTGACCATTTGTTCTCACCATTTGTTGTGAAAATAGTCCATTCATTCCCTACCAGAGATGGGTTTGTTTTACTTGCATCTAATTTAGCAATGTAATTAGTTTGTTCGCTATCGCCAACTCTTCTTAGTTCCTTTCTAATATGAATCATCTGAACAAACCTTGCTGGCGTTGATTTATGCCAATCAGGTGTATGGCCTATGGGTGTAGGTACATTGATATTATCATACAAAGGTTTCATGTGAGTGATTAAAAATCTATCACATTCTAAGTTACAAACTAAATCCAATAGCCGGTTGTATACTCTATTCCTAATCTTCCAATCGAGAGTAGATACCTTTACTGAATCAGTAGCGTGAACTACTGTTCCTTCTCTTGTTTGTTGCTTAACAAGTAACTCTCGTAGTACGTCACTAGAACCTTCAAAGGCTTTGTCTACACCATCTAAAACGAAAGTGCATATACTTCCCGGTTCTTCATCTAATGATTCTTTAGCCATTTGACAGAAACTACCTGCATTCTTAAATGATACTTCCCAATCAGTAGAACCATCTGCTCTCATTTCAATAGGGTCAAAGATAACTATATTCTCATCTCTATCCCAAGCAGCATCCCATGTTGGTTCTGCTCCTCTATCAAAATCTAAGATGTATATCTTCTTACCTTCTGCTATCTGTTCTTCAGTCCTAGAGTCTAATACTAGACCTGTCTTACCTGTCTTTGGGTTTCCTGTAATAGAACATAGAAGATGACTTCTATCCCTATCTAATCGTGCCTGTATCTGTGCCAGAATCTTTGCTTTCTGTAATGCAAAGAAATCATTCTCATCCTCTTTATGTGCTTCACCTTTTCTATCTTTTGTCCAATCCATTCTCATCACCTATTATCATATTTATATTCTTTTGTGTCCATTCGTTTGTTATTTCTCTTACATCAGTCTCGCTGACTTTCAATCTTATTTCCTTTCCTGAAGGTAAATGCATCTTTAACCAATATTCATTAGTCTCTTCATTTAACCTAAAGGTCAGGAACTCTATGGTATCAAGTTCCACTACGAAACTTGAGCCATGTATTATTCCATTACTTATTCTATACATATTTTTTTCTTCCTTTGTTTGGGGGCTTTGCACCCCCTCGTTGGTCACTACTACCAATAAGTTTACAATTGATTTAGAACCAATCTAGGTCTTCTTCTTCTGCCTCGAAAGGTTCAGCAACAACACCCATGTTGTTGATACAA